CTCTTGAGAGCCGGCCCGCTGGCCGGCACGCACACGTGGTCCGCGCACTGCCGCAAAAACCCTGGACGCTGAACAAGACAGCCATCGTCGTCGGCTGGATCGTGATCCTCATCGGCGGGCTGGGCACGTTGGGCGGCGCGGTCTGGACCTTCTCCGCCGAGCGGGCCGGCGCATTGCAGCGGATCGAGGCCAACACCGCGCGGAGCGTCCGGAACGAAGACCGGCTCCAACGCCAAGAGGTGGAGCTTTCTCGCATCGCCACCGACGTGGCCTGGATTCGACGCGGCCTGGAACGGGTCGGCGTAAACGGAGCGGACGAGTGAAATGAGCGCAAGCGACGTTGCAACGGCCATGGCCGCAGCGGCGGCGGCCCTGGCCTCCGGCGACTACGACACCGCCGAGGATCAGGCCCTGGCCGCGCAGGCCCATTTGGCCGCCATGCCGGACTCGACCAAGGGCTCCACCGGCTTGCAGTGGAGCGACGCGCGAATCAACCAGTTCATCCACAACGTCCGGCTGAGACGCAATCGATCATTGGCCGCCACCCTCGGCGTGCAGCGAACCAAGATCACCCGGGCCCGGGTGAGTAGTTGACGTGAAGAGGCTCTCGCAAAGGCGCAGACGCGCAAAGGAACGGGAAGAGTGAACAGCGTGATGGGCAAAGTCGCTCGCAGCTACCCCGCCCCGGCCGGCCGGTGGAGCTACGGCGTGCGCCGCTGGGAGGCGGCCAAGACGCACCGCCTCAACCAGGCCCACTGGCTCAACGCGGCGGAAGGCTCGATCAATGCCGAGCTGGCCAGCGACCTGGCCGTGCTCCGCGCCCGGGCCATCTACGAGGCCGATAACAACGCGCTGGTCGACGGCACGATCTTCACTCACTACGTGGACATCGTCGGGCGCGACGGCCCCGACCTCCAGGTGCAGAGCGAGTCGGAAGCCTACAACGACTGGCTCGAAAGCCACTGGCGGCGTTGGTTCAAGGCACCGACTCCCAACCCTCGCGTTTCCGGCGCAGCGCTGCTGCGGCTCTGGGTGCAGAGCCTGTGGAAAACCGGTGAGTTCCTTGCCCAGAAGATCACCGCCCAAAACGTGGACACGCCGGTGGCCATGCGCCTCAAACCCATCGACTCGCGGCGCCTGGTCACGCCGGTGGAGATGAGCGGCGACACCAACGTGGTGATGGGCATCCAATTCTCAAGAGACGGCCAGCCGCAGCGCTATTGGATCACCGAGGTGGACTCGTTCGGCGGCTGGGAGTTGGCCGTCGAACCCACGCCCGTGTCGCCCGACGACATCGTGCATTTCTTTCTTTTGCGAGAAAGCGATCAGGCCCGCGGCGTGCCCTGGCTCGCCTCTTCGCTCCAGTCACTGGCCGACCTGCGCGACTATGACGCCGAGGTGTTGGAGGCCGCACACCAGGCCGCCAACCAAGGCGTGTACTGGTACACCGAGCACAGCGACGCCCAGTTCATGGAGGTCGACGAGTCGATCGAGCAGGAGCGGGGCACCCAGGGCACCGGCCCGCCGGGCTGGAAGCCGGCCATGCTCACGCCGCAGCAGCCCCAGACGCAATACACCGCGTACCGTTCCGAGCGGCAGATGGATCTCGGCCGAGCCGTGGCCATGCCAGTAATGATCGTCCGCCTCGACGCCGGCCGGCACAACTACTCATCGGCCCGATTCGACGGCCAGAACTACGATCGCGCCTGTGCTGTGATCCAATACGCCATCTCCGGCACTCCGCGCTCGACCGGCCCGCTCTCCGAGCTGGTCGACGACGTGGCCCGCGAGGCTGCGCTTTCCGATCGCGCCAAGCGCCGACCGGTGCCGCCGCGCCCGCCCGACGTGGAATACGACTGGACGTGGCCCCGGCCGCCCCACGTCGACCCCTCCAAGGAAAAGACCGCCGACCGCATCGGGCTGGAGATTGGCTCCGACGCGCCGCAGGACGTGCTGGCGAAGGACGGCAAGACCCTCGACGGCCAGATCGCCAAATGGGTACGGGCCCACAAGAAGTTGAAGGCGGCCGGTCTGCCGCCCATGCCCATGATCCTCGGCAAGAGCGCCAAGTTCGCCACCCACGCCGAGCTGGAGGCGTCGACCAGCGACAAGCCGGTCGGTGAGGACCTCGACGGGCCGGACGATGCAGACGACGCCGCGCCGCCGGCCGACCAGGCCCCCGATGGCAAGTTCGACCCAGAGCCCGAACCGGAGACGGCCGATGCTTAAGGGCCTGTTTACGCGAACCGTCCGCCGTCAACGCGAGCTGACCACGCGCGCGCTTCAGACCCGGCCCGATTCGGTCAACCTCGATCAGCGGTCGATCGAGGCCGTGATGACCACCGAGAACCCGGTGCCCGTCTTCGATTGGGAGCGGGGCCGGATCATCGACGAGATACTGCTGGCCCGCGGGGCCGAGCTGCCCGATCAGCTCGTGCTGTTGCACAACCACAACCGCTCATCGATGGATTCAGTTTTCGGATCCGCCCGCGACCTTCGCGTCGAGGGCACCGCCACCGTGTGCCGCGTGTACTTTGCCGCGGGCGACGAAGGCGCGGAGCGTGCCTGGCAGAAGTACCGCGACGGCCACGCGCGTGACGTGTCGATCGGCTACGAGCCGGTGGACTACGTCGACATCCAGCCGGGCGAGCGGCGGGCCGTGCTGGGCAAGGAGTATCGGGCGCGGGACCGGGTCCTGCGCGTGACCACCAAGTGGGTCGCCCGCGAGCTATCGCTCACGCCGATCGGCGCGGACGAGGCGGCCAAGACCAGGAGCGAATCGGGCCGCCGGCCCATACCAAGAGAAGAGGAACAGCCAATGAACCCCCGACTGAGAAAGTATCTGGAATCGATCGGTCTGCGGACCCAGGCCAGCGAGGAGGAGGCCCGTACCTTTCTGGGCCTGCTTTCCGGACGCTCGGGCCAGATCGCCACGATCCTGGCGCGCGAGGACCCGGAGGACGAGACCTCCAGGCTGATGACCCGCATGACCCTGGAAGGGCTCAAGGTCGACCCGGACGACCCCACCAAGGAGCTGGCCACGCGGAGCGAGACTCAGGCAGGACCGGAAGCCACCGGCCAGCGTCAAGGCGAACTGCTCCAAGCGGAGCCGTTGAGAGTGTTCGAAGCCGCCCCCAACGCCGACGCCATCCGTGCCGAGGGAGCCGAGCAGGAGCACGCGCGCGTGCTGGCCATCCGCGAGCTGGCCGACGATCGCACGCCGCCCGAGCTGGTCGATCAGGCCATCCGCGAGCGATGGGACGAAGCCCGAACCGCGCGCGAGTTCCTTCGCGCACACCGCGAAGACCGCACCCCGCCGGTCGGCTGCGCCCCGTCAATCCACGTGCGCGGCCACGACCAGGACTGCACGCTGGCCGCCCTGGGCGCGGCGATGATGATCCGCGAGAACCTCGACCCGGTGAGGGACTTCGTGCGAGTGATCGACGGCTCGCTCGTGCGGCGCCGCGAGGATCAGCCCACCACGGACCTGGAGCAGGCGGCCGAGCGCGGCTACCAGTACCGCGACTGGTCCCTGATCGACATCTGCCGGGAGGCCTGCCGGCTGGACGGTATTCGCGTGCCCACCGCTCGCGGCGAGATGATCCGGGCCGCCGTCTCCGGCTCGGCGCTGACCAACATCTTCAGCACCAACGTAAGCGCGCAACTGTTGGCCGGGTACACCGACGCGGCCGACTCCACCGTGGGCTGGGTGAGCGAGGCCGACGTGGCCAATTTCCAGACCAACGAGCGCGTGGCCATGGGCAAGTTCGGCGCCCTCAAGAAGCTGAGCCGCGGCAAGACCGCCGAGCACCTCGACGACTCCGACTCCAAGGAGGAGTACAAGATCGCCCGCTACGCCGGCCAGTTCGTGATCGACGAGCAGGACATCATCGACGATCGGCTGGGGGCCGTGGATCAGGTCGCGCCCAGGGACATGGGCAGCTCGGCCGCGCAACTGCGACCGAACCTGGTGTACGCCATCCTCTTGGCCAACGCCGCCCTGTCGGACGGCGGCGCGCTGTTCAACGCCACCGCGGAGACCACCGCCGGCGGACACGCCAACCTCACGCAGGACGCCTTGGACGCTGCGGGCCTGGAGGCCGCGCTGATCGCCATGAGCAAGCACCGTATCCGCACGCGCCCGCTGAACGTCAAGGCGCGATTTCTGATCGTGCCCCAGGACCTCCGGTTCACGGCCGCCGTGCTGCTGAAGTCGATCACGCGGGACTACGACGGCACCGACGGGATCTACAACCCGTTGGCCTTCGAGGAGCTGAACCTGCGAAGCGACGACCGGATCGGCGCCGCCGGCGTGGTCGATCCGGCAACGGGCACCAAATACACCGGCTCGGCCACCAACTGGTTCTTGGCCGGTCGACCGGGCGAGAACGGGGCCAAGACCATCGAGGTCGGCTATCTCCGGGGGACCGGGCGGAGACCGCAGATGCGATCCTTCGTGCTCACCCAAGGTCAATACGGCGTGGGTTTCGACATCAACCTCGATATCGGGGCCAAGGCCCTCTGCTACCGAGCACTGCACTACTCAGACGGCACCTCCTAGGCCACGCCGGCCGGAGAGGCCAAAACACGACACGCAACACTTCAAGAGGAGTTGAACCATGCCGGATGCCATCTACCGACTCGAACCCGACGAGTCACAGTTCGTCGCAGCCGCCGCGCGGGCCGGCGGAGAGCTGATCCAGTTGCCCGACGGGCGGGCGGGCTTCGTCAATTGCCTCAACGCCCGGGCCATCGGCGACAACGTGCCCATCAAGGACAGCGGAGTAGTGGAGGTCACCAAGACGGCCGACATCTGCTTCCTCGACGGCGGAAAGGTCTACTGGGACCGATCGGCCAACGCGGCCCACTTCCGGCCGCAGTCCGGCGACTTCTACATCGGCACGGCCTACGGCGACGCCGCGGCGGCGGCCGCGACCATGAAGGTCAACCTCAACGCCAAGCAGGCAAACCTCATCGAGCTGGATCGCAAGCACACCAACACGCTTTGGACACACGCTGTCACGAATGGCCTGGGCGTGACCGAGGCCACCGGGATCTCCGACCTGATCCTGGCCTTCGACGCGGTGGCCGAGATCGGCAAGGCGGAGATGTACGTGGCCGAGGCCGAAAAGAAGATCCCCGTGGCGGACGGGCCGATCTGCGAGATGAAGGTCGCGATCTACGACATCGGGGACAACGCCGCCCTCGATATCAACTTCGGGCTTGCCAACGGGCCGGGCGGCGCGGACTTCGACGCCGTGACCGAGCAGGTCACCTTCCACCTGGACGGCAGCGCTCTGAGCATCCTCGCGGAATCCGACGACGGGACAACGGAGGTCAACGCCACCGATACGACCGTGGACGCCGTCGACGACACCTTCTTCGAGGTCTGGATCGACTGCCGCAATCTGGCGGACATCCAGCTCTACATCGACGGGGTCAACGTGCTGCCGGACTCCACGTTCAAGCTCGACGCGGCGACCGGGCCGATCTTCCCGATCGTCCACATGGAGAAGACCAGCGACGACACCACGGCCGACCTTCGCGTCCAGTTCATCCGCTGCCGCTGCATGGACTTGCCCACGACCAGGGTCTGATGAGCACCCACGACCAGGACTTCGCCGGGGTGGCCTTGCCCGACCATCTGCACTATTTCGGCAGGACGGTTACCGTCCTGCCGCCCGACGGGCCGCCCCGCGAGGTCAAGGCCGTTATCGAGGAAGACGAGCGTGAAATCGAGCGAGAGGAGTTTGTCGAGTCGGAGCTGGAGCGGGTCTGGCTCACCGTGCGCCGCGACGAGTCGCACGCCGACGGCGGCGTGGCCAGCCCCGTGGCCGGGCTCGCTTTTCGGCACCCGGACGAGTCCGCCGACTCAACACCCTTTGCCTATCAGGGCCAACGCCGAAACGTGACGCCCTACACCTGGGATCTGCTGTTCGCGCGCGACCGGCCGCACAGCTACGGAAGAAGCCTGGAACAGGACATTAGACGTGGTGCCAACCGTTAAGGGACCGATCACGGGCAGCGTGTACGGGCTCTCTCGCCTGGTGGCCGAGAGCCCGGCCTTTCAGCGCCGGGTCGAGGCGTCCGACCGGGCGGAGGCCGAAAAGCACGTCAAGCGGTGGCTCTACACGGATCACCCCACGCTGGTCAAGGCGGCCCGCCCATTCGCGGCCATCTGGCCGGCAACCGATTTCGACCTGGAGCAGTTCGCCGGCGGCGCGTCCATCCGGCTAATGGGCTCCGGGGCCCTCGTGCTCATCCTCACCGACCGGGACCGCTGGCCCAAGGCGGCCCGCCAAGACTCCGGCGACGATTTCGCCGGCTGGGTCGACGAGGTGATCACCGAGATCAAAAACCAATCGGGCGTCGACGACCGGCTGTGCATCCGACGGATCAGCTTTCTGCGCCCGCTGATGCACTCCGACGATTGGGACGCGCCGTCGGCCGGCGCCTATTGGGACGTGTGGTTCCTGGTGGAGTGGAAGTGAGTGGAGAGATGATGATCCTGCGGAGCACGATCACGTTTGATCCGGACCCGGGGCGATACGCCCGGCGGTTCGATCGCGTGCGCTCGCTGGCACACAAGGCGGGCGGCGACTACTGGGTCAACAGCATTCTCAAGCGCCACTTCCGCGCCGGGGCGGCCACCAAGTACGGCTACCGGCCGCGCGGGGCCAAGTACATGAGGCAGAAGCAGCGCCAGGGGTACGGCCGCTTGCCCTTGGTGATGACCGGCGACACGCGAGAGGCGGCCACGCGGACCACCGTGGGCGTGCGCGGCTTCCCCTCGCGGACCACGATCCGGCTCTTCACGCCCAGCTACATCCCGCAGCGACCGCGCCGAGCGAACGTGCCCAACATGGCCGCGGAGATCTTCGCCATCACGCCCGACGAGATTCGCCGCATCGAGCGGGTCGAGCAGCGCGTGGCCGAGAAGCTACTCCAGAGAATGAAAGCACCTCATACCGTACACATAGGGTGATTCGATGCCCGGAACTACGCTCCAATACTACCTGCACGGAATCCTCCTCGACGCTACCTGGATCGGCGAGCTGACCGACGTTACGCCCGCGGCCAACGTCGAGCTGATCACCAAGTACGCCGGCGCCGCCATCGTGCCCAGCTTCCGTGGCGCCCACGGTGCCAAGCCGGAGATCACCTTCCGCACACCGGCCATCAAGACGATTCTCGATCTCTGCACCGACGGCGACGGGATCAGCCTCAAGGACTACAACGACAAGAACGTCGACCTCTACTACCGATTGGCCAGCAATTTCGGCACGCGGGCGGCGATCGGCGAGGCCTCGCATTTGTTGGTGCGAGCCAAGCGATCGATGCTCTACTGGACGCGGATTGAGGCTCGGCAAAACCAGATCGCCGAGATCGAGTGCCGCGTCGTGCCCACCTTCGACGGCACCAACAACCCGCTGGCCGGGCTGGGCAGCCAGACAATCCCCGCGGACGTGCTTGCCCCGAGTCAATGGACCCTGGGGCCGGTTAAGGCCAACGGCTCGTTTATCGACGGGGTGCAGGGCTGGACCCTGGAGCAGAATCACGAGCTGAACGAAAAGGCGTCCGACGGCCAGACGTTCTTGACCTTCGTCGGCATCCGACGCTGCGATCCGGTGCTCTCGATCGACACGCCCGACCTGAGCTACTGGGTCACCCCGGGCACTGACGGGGTCCAGCTTACGGCCTTGCTGGCCTACTTGACCAAGAAATCCAGCGACGGGACCACCAACGTGGCCGACGCCGCCGAGGAGCACATCAAGTTCTCCAACAACGATAGCCCGTGCGGATTTCTGGTGCCCAACCAGGGCAGCGCAGGAGTCCAACAGGAGGCGTCCCTGGGGCTCCGCGCCAACCTGAGAATCTCCACCGGGACCACCCTCCATCCACTCGCCGTGGACACCGCCGCGGCCATCGCCTAACGCCACAAAGTGAGAATCCCATGTCGCACAGCGTGAAGATCAAGCGGGGCTGGTCGTTCGCCGGCGAAGCCCTGGAAAAGGAAGAGACCGTAACCGCCGGCCAGATCGTGACCATCGACGAGCCGATCGCGGACAGCGAAACCGATTACCTCATCGCCTTGACCCTGGACGTATCGCAGATCAAGGCGATCTACCTGGAGAGCGATCAGGACATCACCCTGGAGACCAACGACGGGAGCACCCCCGACGACACGATTTCGCTCTCGGCCGATGTACCGCAAGAGTGGAGCGAGTCGGACGGGGCCGCGCTGCGACCGCTTGCCACCGACGTGACCGCGCTGTATGTGACCAACGCCAGCGGGTCCACGGCCAACCTCAAGGCAAGGTTTCTGGTCGATCCAACGGTGTAGCCGGCAGGCAGCGGGCACTGAGGAGACACCCTTATGCGCACTTTCGAGATCAGTCAGCAGCGGTCGGGAGCCGTGCTCGTCAACCGCTATCAGGAACAGGGCGTCCATCTCGGCGCGGTGGCCGTGCTCGACCCGCGATCGCAGCGCGGCCCCCTGGTCCGGATCACCAAGCCGATCAGCCTGGCCGGGGCCAGGGCGATCATCGAGCGCTTCGAGGAAGTGGCCAAGACCTTGTCACAACCGGAGCCGGCCGACCCGCCCGAGGACGTTGACGGTGAGTAATGGCACCCCCGACCTATTTTTTCCCGAAGATCTCAAAGCACCAGCTTGTGCGTGACCACAAGCTGGCCGGGGAGATTCTCCGTCCTCTGCGCCTTGACCGGACCTTTGCCGATATCCAGATAGTGGAGGCGGACTGCTACGTCGAGGAGACGGTCACCAAGGGGCCGGGCGATCAGCCGGGCACCTTTCTGATGGCCATGCCGGTCAAGCACGCGCCGCCCACGCGCACCGGCTACTACCCCGACCACCAGGACTGGACCGAGTTCCACGAAGGCGACCAGAGCTTCTGGGCCTGCCTCGACAAGCACCAGCCCCCGACGCCGGCCGAGCTGGCACGCAAGGGCGCCCAGCAGTTCGACGGCTACTGGACCGAGCTGGGCGCTCTTAACCAAAAGTGGCTGGTGCCCGTGATCCGCGACCTCTCCGGCGGCAGCGGCTTGCCCAAGGACTGGATTCTAGGCAGCGACGGCCAAGTGCGGGAAGAGATCCAAACGGCCTACCGCGAGCTGTGGACCGAGTTCGCCGGCGTGGTCGACCTCTTTTTGAGTCCCGACGACGCGGAAGGCCGCAACCTGCTCTCGCTCGACCCGGCCGAGGCCCTCAAGTGGTGCATCCAGGCCCTCTCGCTCAACTATCGCGTGGGTCGCGTGGAGCAGAACCTGCTGCGGCTGATCGGCTCCGAGAACTGGTTTCGGGTTCTCGCAGCGGCGGTGGATCTATGGACGTTCTGGGACGTGTATCACGCGGCAACGGCAAAAAAAAACGCCAGCCCCGCGCAGGCGCCCAAGCCCGAATTGCAAAGTATCGCGCCTGGCGAGCCGGCCGACTCCCCGATCACCGACCCAGCCGCTGTGCCCTTGAACTCATCAGCCTCGGCTACTGACCCCTAACCCCTGCCCGCTGCAATGGCGATCAAACAAACCTGGACCGCCGACTTCGGCCAAGCCCAGGCCGAGATGGCCAAGATGCAGGGCACCATCACCAAGCTTCAGGACAAGCTCCGCGCGGTCAGCCAGGAAGGGAAGAAGGGGGCCAGCAGTCACCAGCAGTTGATGCGGGCGGCGCGAAGGGCGTATCAGGAGAGCAGGCCGGGGCAGCAGAAATACATTGACAAGCTCCGCGAGCTGGACGCGCAACTCAAGAAGGGCATCATCACCCAAGAGCAGTTTCGCCAACAGGCAGCCAGGGCACACGCGGCGATGCTCAGTCAAAGCGGGCAGGCACAACGAGGGGTCGCCAGTTGGGCGGCGTCACTCAAGGGCGTAGTGGCCGGATACTTCTCGGTGCGCACGGCGATTCAACTGGTAGTGCAGGCCATGCAAGAGGAGGAGGAGCTGCGGCGCAAGGCGAAGGAGGCGCACGTGTCGCTTGCCGAGGCCGAGCGGGGCGCGATCCGAATGCTGTCAATAGAAACTCCGGTCGAGGAATATCAGGCGGCAGTCCAGAAGCTGTTCGAGGAGATTAAGCCGGCGGGCGGCAAGGTCGCCGTCCATCAGGTGATGCAGGACACTCTCTCGGCGGCCGGTGATCTCCGGCGGGCGGCCGAAGCGGCCAGGCTGGGCTTGGCGTTCGCCCCCTACGACCTTGAGACGGCGCGCGGATTGGCTGGCGGCGCCTTGGACATCAGCAAGGCGATCGGCGAAAAGGACCTCATGAAGGCGATGGGGTGGCTAATCTCCGCGACCGGGCAGGCCCGAGTGACCACGCCCGAGGAGATGGCCAAGTACGCCACGCCGGCCGTGGCGGGCATGACCGCGACGGAGATGACGCCCGAGGAAGCCGTCTCGCTCTACAACGCCTTGACCAAGTCGCTGGGCGACAAGTTCGGCCGCCTCTCCAAGACGGCCGCCATCTCCATCGCCAAGGACATCGCCGATTTCTTTCCCGAAGAGGACGTGTACGAGCGGATCGAGGACCCGCTAACCGGGCGCGTGCGCAAGAAACTGAAGCGCCGCGGGTTCGGGGAGATGAGCTTCGAGCAGCGATGGCAGCGCCTGCGAGAGGACGAGGAGCTGCGCGAGCAGTTCATCGCCAAGTACGTGGCCAGTGCACCGGCGACCTCCTACGGCGGGTACATGGCCATGCTCGGAGCGCATCCCAGCGAGGCGGTCAACGCGGATTTTCTGGAGACGTTCAAGCAATCGATGGCCGCCATGCCCAAGGTCGAAGCGGCCGGCGAGCGCACGCAGCAGATGTTGGACCGGCTCGGCGCTACCGTGTCGCAGAAGATAGCCGGGGCCGAGCACGGAAAGAGCGGAACTTTCGAGCGTCTTGAGACGGAAACCGAGCTCGGGCAGCGCCTCGCCATGGAAGCTCAGTACGCCTGGTTTGGCGAAAAGGGCCTTTCCCAGCTTCTCGCGCAATCCGGCGACACCGGCTTGATGGGCCAATTCACTCGGTGGAGCGAGTTCTTCGACTACTACTTGCGCATCGATCGCACCAGGCAAGAGGCGTTCGAGGAGATCCTGGGACGGAAGATCAAGGAGCTGCGAGGCATCTCGGAAATAACCGGAGGGGGCCTTGTCTTGCCGACGCACCAACCCACCGCAGACGAACTCCTGAGAGCCGACATATTGGAGAACGAGCTGGAAAAGCTTCGTAAGAAGTCGCAGGGGATACTGACCCCGGAGATCCCGCCCGCGGCGCCGGTTTCCCCCGCGGCGCCGACGGCCGCGCGGGTCCCGTCGGCGAAGGAATTCGACGACAAGCTGGATCGACTGATCGACTCCATCGACCGGCAGACGACCACGGTAGAGCAAGGCAACGCCGCCACCGAGGCCCTGGCAGAGGAGATCCGCGGGCAGCGTGAGATCCCCAGGCCCAGACCGCAGGTGATCGACGCCGGCGCGGAGCCGGCTCTCAGTTGGTGAGAAGCAGGCGGAAAGCCGAAAGCGGAAAGCCGAAAGCGGAAAGCCGAATAGGCAGCAGGCAGTAGACGGCAGGCAGTTGCAGTGGCTGCACAGAACTACATCGGGCAGTTTTCGTTCCTCACGCTGGAGGGCGATCCCCTGGCCATCGGCGAGGAGGTGATCACCAAACAGCGGGCCGGCGTGAACGGGACGGCCATCTGGCTGACCGGCCAGCGGGGCCGACCGTTCAAGCTCCGCTCCACGGTCGACGCCTTCACGTTGGGTTATGCCCGTCACCTGTACGGGCTCTATCGCCTCCTGATCGGGCAGTTCGTGGACGTGATCTGGAACGGCAGCCCGATCACCAACGAGACGGTGCGCGTGGCCGTGTTGGACGTTCGGCCCGTGCAGCAGCGGACCTTCGCCATGATCGGCGGCGTGGGCGGGCTCTGTCCGCCTTCGCGGGGTTGGGTCGAATGCGACTGGCACCTTGTGGTCATCGAAAAGCAAGCAGAGGAGTAGCACTCCATGACGACAACCATCAACGCATCCCTGGCCGCCCAGTTGACCCTCTTGGTCACGCGCGACGACGTGGACTCGGCCGGCTCTCTGGACACGGTCCATTCGGCCTTCAACCAGGCCCAGACCCTCAACGCCGACAGCACGCCCCCGGTCACCAAGAAATACGCGGCCGAGCTGACCGGCACGCAGACGCTGGACCTCACCGCCGCGGCCGACCCCGAGCTGGGCACGCTCGACATGAGCGGGCTGAAGCTCCAGGCCATGCTGGTGGTGAACCTGTCGACCACCGACAACCTGGTGGTCGAGGACGGCGCGGCCAACCCCTACCAGGTCAACGCCGGCGACACCATCGTGATCGAGGAGGGCGGCGAAAACTTCGCGCTGATGTATTTCGGCGGCAAGCTGGCCGACGTGGCCGCCGGCGCCAAGAACCTCAAGTTCACCGCCGCGCCGGGCGAGAGCTACCAGGTGATCCTGGTCTTCGGCTGATCCCTGACCCCTGATCCCTGACCCCTCGCCACTCTCTTATGCCTACCCGCATCGAGACGAGCACCGATCTCAGTCGCTCGGCCGTCGCGCCCACGGTCTACACCCGCCGGAAATGGTCCGACGACTGGACCGAGCGCCAATACCTGTGGTGCGTGTTCGCCGAGTGGTGCGCGTCGCCCAAGGTCTCCTCGGCCCAACTGATCTGGGAGTACGGCACGGGCGCGCGTCAAGGCGAGATCTGCACCGCAGCGGTGGAGCCCTTGGACATCGTCGATCATTGGATCAAGATCTCCATCCCCCAGACCACGCCCACCGAAGAGGAGGGCGAGGAGGGCGAGGCCGACGACCTGCTTTGGTACGGCCGCTGCGTGGACGTGAAGCGGACCGTGACCAGCGTGCCCAAGCTCCAGACGTTCCAATGCGTTGGCATGGAGTGCCTGTTGTCGATGGACACCATCCGCAAGGCCTACGTGGACAACGGGCGCGGCGGGCTCTACGTGGTGGGTCGCGGCCTGGAGTTCAACGGCCCGGATCAGGCCAAGGCCCACGCCGCCAACCGGCCGCACAGCGTGGGGAACATGTCGCCCAACGTCGGCCCGCGCGGCAACTATATGTTCGCCGGCCCCAAGGTCGAGGATCTTGAGAACGCCAAGCAGTGGCACACCTTCGCCATCGCCTATCATCTGGTCAGAGAGCACGGCCCGCAGCCCTCGGTCGGCGGCGACCGGATCGAACTGACCTTGCACGACGACGCGGCACTGTATCTGCCGCAACACGATCATCCGCGCGTGCCGACCCACGGCCGGACCCTCAAGCAGGTGCTCGACGGCCTGCTGGATCGTCGGCGCGGCCTGTCGTACACGGTCGAGGTAGCTGCCGACGACCGCATTGAAATTCGCCCCTGCACCTTCTTCGCCGATCAGGTGCAACTGCCATCCGGCTGGCTCTACCCGCCCACGGCCAGCCAACGCCAGATCGCCATTGATTTCGAGTCGGCCCTGGACGTGCGCAGCGCCACCATCGACGCCGTGGCCGTGGAAAAGGTGGACCAAGTCCGGGCCGTGGGCCAGCCGCTGGAGTTCTGCCTGAGTCTGTGGGCCAACGACAACGAGCATCAAACCACTATCGTCGAGCATTGGAGCGCCGCGCAGCAGGAGGATTACAACGCGGCGGCCTCCCCCATTCCCGGATACGACGACCTCACCCTGGCCGAGCAGCAACAGCGCAATGCCGACTACCGGGCCCGCGAGGAGCTGAGTCGCGTCTACTGCTGGTTCGGCGCCGCCGCGGGATGGCCCGAAGAGCCCGCGGGCATCGACCCTGACGTTTATTGGTTGGCGATCTTGCCCAACTACGCCTACACCGACAACGGGCTGGACCCGGAGACCGACCGGCTGTTTTACCGGCCCACCATGCGTTTCGAGCGGCAGCTGCCGCTGAGGGTCAACGTGGACTATTCAGGCGACTACGGCGCGACCGACGCCACCGCGCCCGGCGTGACCTACGAATACCAGCAGCCGCTGGTGTTCTTCAAGCTGCACGACGATCTCGATTCCACCGAGGACAAGTACCAGCTCGCCGACAAGCTCACCGCCTGCGCGGCCATCGAGGGGACCGGCGACGGCCACGGGCGATATTTCTCTTGCTCGGTTCGCGTGCAGGACGCCGCCGCCGGGCTGGTGCTCAAGGTCCACGGCGCGCCGCAGCACGCCATCGCCGCCACTGATTTCGACGGGGGCACCGACGCCGACGCCTGGATTGCGATACCGGAGTACGACTGGCGAGACGAGATGATCTTCACCGTGGCCATCAAGGCCGACTGGGTCTTGGAGGCCCGCTATCCGGCCACGGTGGAGGGTGCCATCGACGCACTGCGGATCAAGACCGTGGACGCCTCGGCCCGGGCCGCGCGGATCCTTCTTGTGCCCGGCACCGTGCTGGGCGTCGACACCCACGGCGACCTGGTCACGGCCGCCGGCCAGTACATCCGCGACGACCTCGCGCTATTGGAAGACGCCGCCCGACTGGCCTACGAATGGTACGGCCAGGACCGCAAGACACTCAGGCTGACCTGGGAACAGGTCCAGAACGCCGGGCTGTTCCACGTGGGCGACCTTGTCGCCGAGATCGGCCCCGAGGGCGAAGAGGCCGAGACGATCCGCACGGTGATCACCTCGATCCGGGTGACCTTTGCTCAAAGCACGAAGGAGACGCACACCACCACCATCCAAACGCAGTGGGCGGAACTCGACGTGATGGAGCTGATCTGATGCGCTACGACAACTGGATACGCGAAGTCGCGGGTGAGGTGGCCGACTTGAAGAGACAGGTCGAGCAGCTCGCCGGCCGGTCGGCGCGGATCACCCCCGCCCGTCAGACCCGGCTGGCCATCACCGTGGCCGATCCGGACAGCTCGCAGTATCCCAAGGCCCCGGCCAACACCTTCCACATCGTGTTCGTCGACGGCTCCTACATCGAGACCCAGGGCTGGCAAGACCATACGCTGGCCAACCGCCAATCGACCGACAACCCGATTGCCGTGGCCCACGGGCTGGGGCTCAACTGCTACGCCGATGAGGGCAGCCTGGTCGATGTCTTCTGGCACAACGGGCAGTGGTGGTTCATCACCCAATGCCTGCCTACCGGGCTGCAGTTGGCCGAGGATCACCCCGGGCGCGGGATCGTCTTCAACGTCTGGGTGGGCACTCGCAATCCGGTGACCGATGGTTTCGATTACGACAAGTCGACCACCTATAAGGCCATCGACTGGCGACATGGCGTGCCCGAGCCGGCCAAGTGTGCAACGGGCGACGGCTACTGGTTTCCCTCGAAGACGCACGGGAAGATTCTCTACGTCAATTCCTTGGATTGCACCACGCCCGGCTGTGCGGGGTCCAGTTAGGAGGGTGCTCCAAAATGGGAGGTCGGCGCCGCTGTTGCTGTCTGGGCTGCATCATCTTTCGGGACCTGTTCAACCGGGCCGACGCCTCCACGCCGGGCGAGACGTGGGAGGTGCGTCTTGGCGATTGGCCCATCGTCAGTCAACGGCTCCGCGAGCTGGGCACCAAAGGCGCCGTGGTGATCGGACCTCGTCACCCCTGGGACACGGCCACCGGCCTGGCATACGTCGACCTGGTCAACCCGCAGCCCAACAAGCGCTATAGGATCGTCATCAACTGGGAGGACGACCGCAATTACAACTGGGCCGGCTTGGCCTGTGCCGCCACGGGCACCGACGCGTATCTCGAGGTGGGCCAAGTGGTCGGCGGTGTCGACAGTGCGATCAGGACCGTATTGACCACCTACACGCCGGGCACCGACATACGGCTGTCCGCTTGCCGCAATTATTCGGGGATCTACGCTTTAAGCTCGCTCGGATCGAACATCGCCTGGAGCGTGCTCCCGTCGGGCAGTCCGGCCGGCCGCTATTGGGGGCTCGGCAACGGCGGCACAACGGCCTTGGACTTCGACAATTTTGAATTCTGGGAGCATTTTGTCACCGACGACGCCTGCCCGGTCTGTCCTTGCGACTGCGGACACTATGCGGTCAAGCGGCGGCTCTTGCTGACTTTCGTGGTTGTTCAAACCTGCTCCTGCCTCGACGGTCAGTCGCTGGAGCTGAATCATGAGGAGGACAACCTGTTCAACTGGCACGCCGAGGGGCGACTCCCGGAGTTCGGCTGCACGCCCGACAGTCCCTGGGTGATGGACGATTACGAATTCGATCTCCGCTGCCCGGGCGGCGGGTCGAATTGGGAAGATTGGCTGTTGTGCAATCGTGCGGGCACTCCGGGCGGCGGCGCCGGCGGATGGAAGCAAGGCATTTCCGGTTGCGGCGGCGACTGGGGTGCCTACCCGTCGACCGGCTCCTGCAATCCATTGTCCCTCACCTACGGCCCGTTTCAGGCCGAGATTTCCGGCCAGCCGCCCTACATCTGTATCTACTACATGGTAGTCACGGAGAACCCGGCGTGAGTGATCCCTGCGAACACGCGATCGACGACCGCTGCGAGATCTACGGCATCCCCACCTACTGGTGTTCGCTCTGCCAACGGCGGCCGGCCTATCGAGAGTTGTGGGAGCAGGGCATCGGCCCGGGCCAAGAGCCGTCCGGATCGCGGCCCGAGCGATACCACTCCGAGCTGATCCTGGTGTTGGGCATCCACCGCACCCTGTCGAGCTGCCTGGCCGTCTGTCTGGAGAAGCTGGGCGTGTGGATGGGCGAGCAGACCAACGGCGGCGAGGATTCCAAGCTGGCCGCGCTCTGCGAGCAGACCATGCCATTTCCCACCATCTGGGCCGGCTTGATGCGAGAAAACGTGTTCATCTGCGGGCGCAAGAACCAACTGCGGACTTGGGTAGACTTCCATCGTCAACTCGCCGACGGTCGACCGGTCGGCATGAAGTATCCCACGCTCTGCGCCTGGGGCGAAGAGTTTCGACGACTGGAACGCGGCGGCGTCCGGCTGAAGGTGATCCACCTTGAGCGACCCTACTGGGAGTCGGTCCGATCGCTCGTCGACCGATCCCAAGGCAAGGGTCGATTCGCGGCAACGCCCGATGAGTGCCGTCGGCTGCAATCCTACCTCGATACCCAACAGAAGGCGTTCCTGGAGAAGCGGAGCTACTTGACGGTTCGGTCTCACGATCTGTTGCGAGACCCGCGTCACGAGTTGGGCCGGGTGATCGACTACCTCGGCCTCACGCCGGCCCCGGACCAGATCGAGGCGGCCGTCGCCCACGTCGAGCCCAAGAAGGCCCGCCACTGCCGGCCGGCGACATCACCGGGCGCGGCGGTGGCGGCCGACTGCCAGGTCCTGATCAAGAGCTTTCGCCGCTTCAGGGCGTTGGCGGCTTGCGTCCGGTCGATCCGTCGCAGCTACCCCACGCTGGAGATCCTGGTGGCCGACGATTCCTGGCGGCGGCCGGACGATTATCCTGATTACTTCTGGAAGACGGTCCGCGCCCCAGGCGTGCGGGCCTTCATGCTCCCCTTCGATTCCGGCCTGGCCTTCGGGCGGAACTGGCTTGTTGAGCACGCCAGCGCTCGCTACGTGCTCCTGGCCGACGACGATTTCTTGTTTACCGATCAGACCCTGTTGGAGCGGTTCGTCGACGTGCTCAACTGCGACGCCCAGATCGACGCCGTGGCCGGCGTCTTGGATTGGGCCGGCAGTGGGCTGTCCAACTGGACCGGCGACCTGGTCTTGCGCCCCGCGGCCGGCGGCAAGCAACGGGCCACGGTCGGCCCACTGCGATCGCCGTGGCAGACCGTCGGCGACACCCGCTACCGACGCACCGACATCTGCTGGAACTTCTTTCTGGCCCGCCGCCAGTTCCTGCTGGAATGTCCCTGGGACCCGCAGTTCAAGATTTCTCGGGAGCATCTCGATTGGCTGCTGACCGTGAAGCAACACGGCGGGCGCTTGGCCTTCACGCCCCAGGTGATTGCCCGCCACGTGCGTCAGACTGGGCGCGGATACGATCGCTTTCGCCACCGCGACAACGCCGACCTGCTGCTGGCCAAGTGGAACCTGGTCGACCTGCCTCGTCACAACCACAGCGGCGAATTGTTTTCCCCGGTCACGCTTGAAGGGGATCAGCGATGAGCCTCCTCATCCCTCGCATCTTCCACCGCTTCTGGGCCGGCCCGGAGATGCCGGCACAGCACCGTGAGTGGATCGCCGAGTGCCAGCGTCTACACCCGGCCTGGATCGACTTCGTCTGGGATGAGGTGCTCCTGCCTTCCCGGCTGCAACACGTCTGGTCCCGCGCGAACGTGGTCCAGCGCTCGGACATCGCCGGCTATTGGCTCGTCTACCGCAACGGCGGCGTGTACTGCGACACCGACTACCAGTGGTATCAGTCCATCGAGCCCTGGCTCGTCGGCTGCGAAGCCTTCTTCGCCTTTGCCAACCATCGCGGCGACGTGACCGCCAGCATCTTCGGCGGCGTGGCCGGGCATCCTGCATTCAAGGCGATCCTCGATGCCCTGCCCGGTCGCTTCCGGCCCGACGAGCAGCTCTCCACCTCCAGCCGGCTCTTGGCCCCGATCGTCAAGTCGCGCGGCGACGTGCGCATCTACGAGCACAAGACCTTCTTGCCGCTGACCTACCAGCAGCACAAGCGAGGCCAACAGCTCACCTTCGACGACATCCGGCATTCCGTGGCCCGCCACCGATTCGCCGGCAGTTGGCTGAAGAGTGGCGAGGGGTGAGGGGAGAGTGACCGCTAAGGTCGTTCGTGGGTAGTCCAGTAGCGGAAAGCGGAAAGCGGAGAGCGGAAAGCGGAAGGGGCGTTCGCTTTCGGCTTTCCGCTTTCGACTTTCCGCTTTCGGCTTTCCGCTTTCGGCTTTCCGCAGTCTATGCTCACGAAGCCGCCGACCAGCGCGGTTCCGCACCCAGTCACGACGGCGATCGACCCCAGCAGCGCAGCCAAATTTGCCATTTTCAGGCCCTCCATAAGACGAACACTCGGGCGTCGGTGATCTCGGCGCTATCATCGATGAGCCATTCGGGAATCATCGGTTTCTCAAGTGCCACTCGCCCTCGGAAACCGGTTCTCCATACCAGAACCACTCATCAACAACTTCCCGCAGCAACAAAACGTCCTTCTCATCGTACCTACGTATCACCCAATGACCGTGTCGCTTGCCGGAACGGGTCATGGGCCCGTACGTCTCGATCGTTGGCCAAGGCCAGTCATAGAACGACCCAGCTGGATAAAAGCGGATTTCACGGTGCACGATCGAATCGTCCCAGCGGCGGTACCGATCTATATACAGGACGTAGGGTTCCTCGCAGATATCGCCGGAGTGAAGAGGCTTCCTCGTTTCTTTGAACTCCAATTCCGCAGGGTCCCATACTTTGATCCACCGGTGCTCATACTCGCCGAACACGCTTCGCCAGATGAGCCAAGGCGTGACCAGAGCGACGATCATCCCGAAGATGAACGCTGCCCATAAGTGATTGCGCACCCATGTGGCTAGTCTGCGAGCGACGGCCGCGGTCCGGTCATAGGCGTGGCCGTCATTCCGCCTCAATGGCTGTTCGCACTTCAGGCAGCGGGGAGCCGGATCGCCCGCGGCGATCGAGTTTATCGCACCACAGAACCGACAATGTACTATCTCGGCCATGGGCAGCTCCTTGAAAACAGCAGAAATCTCTCACGGCGCGCCTTTCCAGATCCCCAGGAGCATGGTTGCCGCGATGAACAGGAGCAGAAGAAAGAGCGACGCGCCCAGGAGCATGGTTGCCGCGATGAACAGGAGCAGAAGAAAGAGCGACGCGAGACCCCGGACAATTGCCGAGCCACAGGCGCGCCACAGCGCGCGCCCCAGATCGGCGTGCCGGGGGAGACCGCGCTGAAGATCCTTGTCGGTGATGGGCCTGCGGCGGACCATTCGAGAGCCTGCGAGCTGAGGGCCCGGTGCTCGCAGTCACCGGGCCCCGTGGTCCGACAGGAGAAGCAGACGACGGTCGTCCAGACTAGCGACCGCCGAGGCCCGTGTCAAGGGTGACTGAAGAGCGGAAAGCGGAAAGCCGAAAGCGGAAAGCGGACCAGCTTCCGAGCCTTCGCTTTCGGCTTTCGGCTTTCGGCTTTCCGCTTTCGGACATCCGCTTTGGCCCCG